GACTTAGATAAGGAGATCGCACGTAGGCAAAAACGGAAGCTAAGTTATTATGCTAACATCTATGTTGTGGAAGATCCTGCACATCCAGAGAATGAAGGACGAGTCTTCCTCTATAAGTTTGGCAAGAAAATCTTTGATAAAATCATGGCAGCAATGTCACCAGAATTCAAAGATGAAACCCCCATCAACCCCTTCGACTTCTGGAAAGGAGCAGACTTCAAAGTGAAGATCCGCAAGGTGGATGGATACTGGAACTATGACAAGTCTGAGTTTTCTCGTCCTGGTACTCTTGGTCGTATGACTGATGACGAACTAGAGGCAATTTGGAAACAGCAATATCCCCTGGTTGAGTTCACCTCTCCATCTAACTTCAAGACTTTTGAGGAACTTGAAGTGCGTCTTAATGCAGTGCTCAACTCTAAAGCTCCTGCTCGTCGGGTTGATCAAGAGACTGAAGAGGATGAGATGTTTGCACGTCCTTCTTCTCCCTCTAGTTGGAGTGAAGAGGTTAGCACCTTTCGTTCTAACGTAAGCACAGCTGCTCCTTCTCTTCCAACTTTCAATAGTGAGGAAGAGGATGATGACCTGAGTTATTTTGCTCGTCTCGCTGAAGAGGACTGAAACCAAAATCGCATGTTAAAAACCATTGGGGCGTTTCAAAACCGCCCCATTTTTTTATGAAAAAAGAAATGTTAAGAAATGTTAAGCAAAAGGGACTAAAACCAAAATCACCTATTGAAAACAAAAGGGGCACTTCAAAAGCGCCCCATATTTTTTCCAAAAAGGAAATGTTAAGAAATGTTAAAGAAATTATGTTAATCTATTAAACGACTCATTTCCTGGATTTTTGGTGTTTTCCTCTCCCTGGATCAAATCGGAATGATTTGGATATTGCAACGCTTGATCATATTCGGTAATAAATCTCTCTATAACACTTGGAAACACTAGTTGTATATTTCTCTTTGATTCATTTAACTCTACTTCATATTCGTAATAGGTCACTCTTTCTATTAATCTGTTTTTTGGAATGAATTCACCATTTGGAAGTCTATACGTATATGACTCAGGAACAATCAAACCTCCAGGAACGAGTATTACTCCCTCAGGCGTTTTAAACTCCTTTGTCCTCCAGCATTTTGTATCTAATGTTTTATCTCCAACTCCATAGACAGTTCTTATTTTTTTATCAAATTCTTCGCTTGATAGTGGCCATTGGGTGTATATATTTGTAATATCATTAGTAATTAAAATAACCCATTCATAATTAGGAGTTCCATATACTGCATGTGAAACTTGATATGGTTTAAAATTACCAGGAATAGTATATCTCTGGAAAAATGTGAAATTTTTCAGAGCATCAGGCAGTACTCTTGATCTTCTGAAAAGATTTTTTGTTTTGACAAAGTTAGACACGGTTGAGTCATCAGATGAATCACCAACCATGATGTTTGGGAGATGGGAAAAGTATTTTGACATTTTAGAATCCTAGAAATCTGAATCGATATCTTCTTTGGTCACCATTGCGGTTTCGGCAAAACGTAAGTCTAAGGTTATTGCAGGAATCATTCCATCTGGGGTAGATACGTATTGACCATCTGGAGTATAACCAACTCCAACGTTTGTTAAAACGCAAGGTTTAAACCTGTAAAGTCCTGGTATATCTCCAAGAGATTTTGATGATACACTAACACCAGTTGGCAATCCAACTGAATTTGTTCTGACGAACGATAAATTAAAACGATTTGGAACTTTTAAATAACGTGCTCCTGTAGTTGATCCTGCACCTCCAGATGGAGCTGGCAGGGCAGCAGCACCTGTTGCAGGTCCCCCATCAAAAGATGGCAACATACCTTTCTTGAAGAATTTGATTATATTTTTAATTTCCAATGCTTCTGTTGCATTTCTTGCTACTAATTTAAATGAGAAGTTATGTTCTCTGAAACTTACTCCCTCAAAAACCTGTTCAGTATATGGATTGAATACTAAACCAGTTCCAACAGCACTTGCAGCACCTGCACTGACGCTTCCACCAATACCTAGTAAATTATTAACACCTGATATACCACTTGCAATTGTTCCAAATAGTGCTTCTGGTGTTGCCGCATTAGCAGCATCTTGTAAACTTTTGACTATCTCTTCTTTACTCGTCGATTGTAAATTTTTTACTGCTTCGATGCCGAGTGCCCCAAATGCAACTGGATTATAATTTGCCCCGTAAGCAGCACTTACACTTGGTGGTACGTAAAGATAGCATTCATTTAAATTAGTTGTAGATGTTTTTGCTCCTGTGGAAGAGATGCCTCCGCCTCCCTTGTAATCAACGCTAAATTCTTGAAATTTTATATAATCCATACTTCCTGTTGGGAATTCACCACCTTCCGACATTAATCCACCACCTAACCCATCTGCTTTACTAGTAGGGTTAGGGGCAACTTTTGGATATACAAGTGTAGTGGTCGCTGGCATGTATGTTTAAACCTTTAGTTCGTTTTCTGTAAGTATAATAAATTCCCATAGATGATCATTACAAAATTCTTGTGCTGCCTTCCATTTTGCCTGATTTACAGCATATGTCACTACTTCATTAATATATTTTTTGGTTTTTCTAGATTGAACTTTTGGACCATTAACTTGATATTGTGGTTTAACCTCTACCAAGTATTTTTTTGTTTCTCCAGTTTTATTTTTTACTTTGATGTAAAAATCTGGAAAGTATCTGTGTTTTTTGCCATCAACAGGAGATATGTATGGTATAAAAATTTCTTCGCTGCCCCATTCTAAAATACTATCATTATTATCACAGTATATCATGAATTTTAATTCCCAAGAAGAACGATATATAATATTTTTTGGATCTCCTTTGTATTTTTGAGATTTTTTCGGATTAAATCGTCCTCTATAGTTCATAAATATATTTAGATTACCAACCCACTAATATTTATAGTAATGCCATTAGCCTTTACTCCTTTATCGGGTCCTAATAGTTATCAAGGAATGTTGTCTTTGCTATCTCGCGCAGAGCCAGCAGCATCAAACCTTTATTGGGTTCGATTTCGAACACCTCCAGCAATTTTTGCTGGTGTATATCCAGACGGCGTTGATGCATTCAATAATGGTATTACTACTGGTCCTGGAGTAGATAATGCTAGACTATTAACTTATTATGCTACAGATGTTACTGTTCCTAGTAGACAATTAACAACAGGTGATGCAAAAACAGTCGGTGCCATGTATAGATATGCCACAGGAACAACATTTAGTGAAATTAGTATTTCTTTCATTGTACCTAGAACTATGTTCACCAGGATGTTTTTTGAAAGATGGATGAATTATACATCAAATGACTCTACACAAATAGTTCAGTATTATGATAATTATATCTGTTCACACTTAGATATATTTAAGTATGAAAGAGGAGGAATGACACCAGTGCCAACTGATTGGACATCATTTTCTTCTGTATTATCTCCAACTGTTAAAGCAGCAGGTGCAAATCAATATAGTTCGACAGCTGTTAAATTTAACAGATGCTCTGGAGTTTGGTGTCTAAAAAATGTGTTCCCATTCAATATTAGTAGTATTAACTTAAATGCTGGTCCAAGAGCATTATTACAAATGGAAGTATCTTTTTACTATGAACGATATAGATTCTATACTCCGCCAAACCCAACATCAGGCGATATAAACATTCCTGTTACTGCTGGTGGTGCAGCGTCTAGTTCTGCTGCTTCGGGAATTGCAGCTGCAACTGCAGCAGGAGTTGGAGTAGGTGGTTCAACTCCAACCGTTCTTGCCTCAGGTGGTTCCGTCGGATTCATCTAATACCTTGCTAAATAATTCTAACTGAACTTCATTATTGGAGATATTATGCCTTTACCTAAATTAGTGGTTCCTGAATATGAACTGGAATTGCCTTCAACAAAAGAAACTGTAAAATATAGACCATTTTTGGTCAAAGAAGAAAAACTTCTTCTCGTTGCCATGGAAATGGGTGGAGAGAAAGAGATGATTAGTACTGTGAAAACAATTATCAAAAATTGTACTAATATTAAAGGAAGAATTGACGATCTATCTACATTTGATATTGAATATCTATTCCTGAAGATTCGCGCAAAATCTGTTGGAGAAGTGTCAAAAGTTCTTATTACATGTCCTGATGATGGAGAAACACAAGTTCCAGTTGAAATTCCTCTAGAAGAAGTTGAAATCATTTGGCCAGAGAATACATCAACTAAAATCGATTTGTCTGATAGCGTTGGTGTTGTTATGAAATATCCAACTATTGATACATTTGTAAAATTAAACTTTACTGGCAATAATATTACTGTTGATAATGTCTTTGAACTTGCCACAACTTGTATTAATCAAATTTATGAAGGTGAAGATGTGTATGAAGCAAAAAATTATACTAAAAAAGAACTATCTGACTTTCTAGAGAGTATGAAAAGTGATCAGTTCTTGAAAATTCAAGACTTCTTCTCTAATATGCCAAAACTAGAATATGACATTGAAGTTGAAAACCCCAATACTGGAGTTAAGAGTACAGTTAAGTTAGAAGGTCTCGGAGCTTTTTTCGAGTAGCCCTTCTTCATACAACTCTAGGGAATCATCTAGAGACTAATTTTGCCTTGATGCATCACCACAAATGGTCGTTATCTGATTTAGAAAATCTTGTTCCGTGGGAAAAAGATGTATATGTTGATATGTTGATTGGTCATTTGAAGAAGGAAGAGCAAAGATATAAGCAACAGCAGAATCAAGCACAAGGTAGAAGTAGTCTCTAATGGCAACATATAGCAGCAAAGTCAAACCATTTAGTTTCGTAAATCCTGGGTTGATTAAGACACCAAGATTTGCAATGGCGACTGCTATTAAAAAATCTGTAGGAAAAGATAATAAAACGGATGTTTCTTCTCCTCCTCCCTCTCAGACAACGGTCGTCGTTGCTAAAAGATCATTACTAGGATTGAATAGATTAGGTGGATCTATCTATTCTCTTGGTCTTGTTCAACAGCAGATACGAGATACAATAGTATCTGAGTTTGCTATTGGAGAATCTAAAAAGAAATTTTTTAAAAGAAAAGAGCAATATTTAAGAGATCAAGCATCAGAAAAAGCAACTGAGAGTCAACAACCAAAGATTGTTGAAGAAGAGGAAGTAAAAGAAAAGGGCAAAAAAGAACTTAGTTGGTTAGAAAAATTATTTGAACCATTTAAAGGTATCATAGAATTTGCTTTACGTGCATTTATATCTCAAGCTCTTTTACGATGGATAGCAGATCCTAAAAATGGAGAGAGGTTAGGAAAAATTGTTGATGGTCTCACCAAGTATTTTGGATTTGTATTTGGTGTTGTTCAGTGGTCTGTAGATCAATTTCTGACTGGAGTTTCTAGTGTATTTGGAGATGGATCTAAGACAGGATTAGCTAGATTTGCTGAAGTATTGGGTGGATTAGGTCAAATAATTTTAGGTATCGCTGGATTAAAAGCAGCAATGTACCTGTTGAATCCATTTGCTTTGGTTGGTGATGTTCTTGGACTTGTTGGTAATTTATTCAATAAGAAACCTCCAGCAGCAACTCCAGGTGCACCACCAACTCCAGGTCCAGGCGGAGCACCAACTCCAGCTGCTAAACCAAGGGCAGCAGTACAAAAAATTGCAGCTGAATATGGTGATGATGCTGCAAAGTATTATGATGATTTAATTTCACGAGGAAAAAATCCAGTACAAGCACTTACTGCTGTAAGGAGTAGGTTTAAAAAACTTCCAGTAAAACCAAAGGGTCCTCTTGGTCAATTTGGTGATTTAATGGAGACTTGGAAGAAGAAAGCGGCAGGTGGACTGGATAACCTGAAGTCTGGTGTCATGAAGGGATGGGATAATGTCAAGATGCTCGGCGGTAGTCTTACCAAAGGCATTAGACAGAAACTGGCAGCATCCAAAAAATGGTTTGAAAAAGGAGTCAGCGAAAAATTATCAAAGATTGCTAAGAGTGCGTATGATCTTCTTGAGAAGAAGGGAATAATATCTACTGCAAAAAAGGTAGGTCAAAAAGCTAAAAATGCTATTACAAAAATACCTGGTTATGATAAAGTAATGAAAAAAGTCGCCCAAGAAGGTGGCGAGAAAATGCTTGGTAAGATTGGTGGAAAAGCAATTCCAATTATCGGTGGACTAGTAAACCTTTATTTTGCTTATGATAGATTAAGGAATGGCGATAAGTCTGGTGCTGCTCTCGAAGCGTTATCTGCTATTCTAGATCTATCTGGACTATTTGGATTTGCTCCTGGTCCAATGATCTCTCTGGGATTGGATGCATATCTATTTGGTAGAGACTTCTTCCCAGATGTAGTTAAGAAAGAAAACGAATTTCTTGACAAGATTATTGGTGGAGTCATGTCTCCACTCAAGTCTATCCAGGATTCACTGCCAAAGGTTCCTTTTCTTAATGATGGTGGTATAATCACAAAACCCACTATTGCAGTGTTGGGTGAGAGACAACCAGAAGCACTTATTCCTCTTCAGCAAGTAAACAATTCTGCTGATGGTATTGCTCAGACTTTAGTATCTGCTATTGAAGGTTCGTTAAGATCAATGGGCGCTTCAGGAGAACTTGCTAGACAAGTATTGTCTGGTGATCTCCAAAACGTTAAAACGGCTTTTAATATTAAGTCAGTCAGTGCTGCAACACCAGGAGAGACATTAGGTAAAAGTGTTGTCAAAGTTAAAGATAAAAAATCTGATAATGATGTTGATGCAGTAGTAGCACAATTAATTGGTACTGATAAGCCTAATACAACTGGCACTGCCAGAATGGATAACATGAGAGCTGCATTAGCAAATATTGTTGTTGCACTATCAGATGCTGCTAATAAAAAGGTAAAAGGAGGAGGTGGCAATAAGGGATCTTCTGGTAGCAGTGGTAGTAATAATAGTGGTGGCGAGAATGATGATACAGATATGAGTGATCTGCCAGTGATTAAACCTGGACCCATGCACTCTAAGGGTGCTCAATTTGCAAAGCAACTGATGTCGAAGTTAGGCATCAAAGACTATCAAGCTGCTGGTATTGTTGGCAACCTGATACAAGAAAGTGCTCTTGTACCAGATAGAATACAAAATCAACCACCATCAAAGGGCGGCACTCTAAAACTTGATGGAAAAACTGGATATTCTTACCCACAGTGGACAGAGCCAAGCAGGCAGAAAAATTTTGCCAAGTATATGGAGAAGAAGGGGTTTGATTGGAAAACAAAAAATGCTACGCACCAAATGGCATTTGGATTCTTAGTAGAGGAATTCAAAACTTATCAGTCTCATGTGTTTGATAATACAAAAAATGCTGCAGCAGCATCAAACTGGGTTCTTAAAAACTATGAAAAACCAGCCGATCAGGGTCCAGAAGAACAAAGAGAGAGAGCAGCAGATTCAAACGCAGTATTAGCAAAGATGGCTGGCGGCGGTTCAGTCATGGCATGGAATAGAAAAAACGCGCCTCCTGGTGAATCATTTGATATCATTGAAGCAAAGGATCCCCCAGAGGGAGGATGGAAAAAGTTTGCCGCAGGAGGTAAGTTCAAAAACGGTAAGTTGCCAGACAGTGAATTAGAAAGTATTGGTAATGGTCATAAGTTGCACAAAAGTGTTGCTAAACAGTTTAGAGCAATGATGGAGGCTGCTAAAGGTGATGGTCATGCTTTAGGATCTGGATTTAGAATTAATTCATCTTATCGATCATATGAAAGACAAGCTCAATTATATAAAGAGTTGGGTCCTGGAACTGCGGCAAGAGCAGGAACTTCAAATCATGGTTTTGGACTTGCGGTTGACTTGTGGTTTACTAATGGAGCGTTTAAGTGGTTAAAGAAAAATGGACCAAAATTTGGATTTGACCAAATACCACATTTTAGAACCAATAATCCAGATGGACATGAAGCATGGCACTGGGAGAATGTTTCTGGAAAAGGTTCTATAGATGGTGGAACTCCTACTGATAATACTGGGACAGGTGGAGATGGTAAGGGTGGTGATAAAACTGATGAAGATTCACAAGAAGCACCAGAAAAGTCAAAAGAAGAGCAAATATCTGATTTTATGAATCAGATTGCTGGAGCAATTACTCAATTAAATACACCAGCAGCAGCACCAGAGGCACCAGCAGCAGCACCAGCACCAGCACCAGCACCAGCAGCAGAACCAGGTAAAATGCTTGGTGGACTTCTGAAGTTTGCCATGGGCGGTCCCAAATTACCATCTGCTGCATACCGAAGCAGAGAAACACCTCGTGCAGTTGAATCAGGATTAACTGACGCAAAAAAAACAAAAAATAAGAAAAAGTTTGCCGCTGGTGGAAGTCATAGAGTTATTCCAAATACTCCTGAGTCATCTTGGTCAGCAGGAATCCCACTAACGTATGTAAGAGCTAATGGTCATTCAGCTGAAGTTGCTGTACCTTTAGCTAAAAGATTTCAAGGATTTCTAAATGATTTAAAAGGAACTGGTTATAAGATTGATCAACTTGGTGGATTTAGAAAAGATGGACCTCCATATGGTAATGTAGATGGAAAAGGTCCACAGTACTCTCACCCCTATGGTGCTGCAATTGATATTAACTGGAATAGGAATCCCGCATTCAAAAAATTACCTAACGATTTTCCATCTAACATAAAAGAAATTGCAAAAAAACATGGATTGGGTTGGGGTAATGCATTTGATGATGCTATGCATTTTTCTGCAATGAAGAGAGAATATGGCGCTGGTGTTAACGGACAAGAGATCAGTAGAAAATCTTTAATGGGATCAAAAGATGGTGATAATTTTGATCCTGCTGATGCTTCTGGTGGACCAGATGGGTCTGCAACACCAAAAAGTGATGGTGATGCTGAAGCACCAGAAAAGTCAAAAGAAGAGCAACTCAAGGACTTGTTCGACAAGTTGGCTTCAGATATCGTTCAACTAAATACTGGCGAAAAACCAGATGCAGCACCTGCTGCTGAAACAACGGGAACTCCAGCAAAACCTGCCCCAGGATCTGGCAAACCTGCCCCGCCAGCTGGCAGCACACCAGCACCTCCAACAGGAAACCCACCAGGAGCACTAGTACCAGGACAAAGACCAGATAAGTCATTAACTAGAGAGCAGTTTGCAGTAGCACAAAAAGCAAGATCGGAAGCAAAAGCTGCTGGATTGACTGGAAAAGCCTATGATGTATATGTTGCTAATGCAGTTATGGGCATTCCTCAGCAACATGCTAGTAAACTTTCACCT